GGCATTGATGTTGTCCTTAGTCTGGTCAATCTCAAGAGTAATCTTGATGCCCATAGGAGCAATGTACTCAAATACCTGAGGAGCAGCTACTGAGATAGCACCACCCCAAGGAGCAGCAGCATTGTTGGTCTTCTTCATCAGACCCAGGTTAACTGCATCAACATCCATGTTGGCTACCCAACCAGAACCCTGAGCAAGAGCTGCCTTCTGGAATTTAGCACCACCACGCTCACCAGTCCTCATGACAACATTGCGCTTGTTGAAGTCTGTCTTACCTGCAAACAGATAGTACAGTGCATCTTCAATAGCCTTCAGTGAGAAGTCATTGTAGTACATGATGTTACCGCCATTCTCAATCTGAGCATAGAGGGCATCACCAGTCTTAATGACATCACCAGACTTACCAAAGTTCTGATACTCACCATTCTTATTACGGTTACTGCGGCCCCATGCATGAGCATAGTTCTTGTAGTTGTTGAAGGTCTTCTCAAGCTCGAAGTCCACATTCAGCATCCAAGCATTAACCATAGAAGGTTTAGCACCACCACCCTTGTTTACAGGAACAGCAATAGCCAGCTTGTCATCCATCATATCACCAGATACCTTGTGGTGAATACGAATCATTGACCACTCATTCCTCAGAGTTGCAGGAATAGCATGGCGGATACCACCAACTTTCCTAGAAAGACCACGCTCTACAAAGGCAGCACCATAAGAGAACTGCTCACCAGGCATCAACCTTTCTGCAGGTACACCATCAGTGATACCACCCATAGTCTCTACCTTGTACACATAGCGAGTACCCTCTTCACGGGCATCACCCAAAATACGCAGGGGATACCTGTTACCAAGATTACCCTCAATGGTCTCGCCATCAAAGAACCAGTGCTCATCAAACACCAGATAGAATGGCTGTGTGCCAGCACCTACATTAGCAGTATGGCTTGAATCAACCACAACACCATTCTCATCACGGCACTCTACCAGAGGAATTACACGGTCTGTAGAACCTACTACATTCCAGATGTACTCCTCACCATTATCAAACTCCTTCACAGGAAGGCTGTTCAACATGGTGTCAAGAGTCTTACCCTGCTCAAAAGCCATCAGCTGTACCCACATATTGTTGACCTTCTGGGTCTGGGTGCCGAAAATACTATTGATATGGGTCTTCTTGGTAATCTGTGGTGCCCAAGCAGTAAAATGCTGCATCGTAAATTTTCCAATTTGTCCTGCCATAATCAAATAAAATTAATCGTTTAAAAATGTTTTCCCTGTTTATATTTAAAAAGTCTAGCTTAATTCTTGTTTAGATTGCAAGCTCCCAGCCTTCTCTGTTTGAGGTGTCTGGAGCTGTGTTTGCGAGATTCAAAGTACCATCGCCATTCCTCTTTGAGTTATTGAGGAGGTTGGCTACTTCATCAAAACTGCTCTTAATCTTGGCCTTGGCCTTTGAGCCTGCCAGCTTATCTACATTCTTGAAATTGTCTGTCAGAGCAAACAGCAGTGCTACATTCTCCATAAACTCTATGGGATTCTCACGCTGATACTTCTGAAGAGCAGTGATGTAGTTTCCTTCATCATCCCTAAATACAGGCTTGGTAATGCTGTCATAAGCCTTCTGGCGTGTTTGCTTGTCTACCTTGACTCCATCATAGAAGCTTTCTGTATCCAGAATATGCTTCTTCAGGCTGTCATACTGTTTCTGCTCGCTTGCCTTCTGTTTATTCTGGCGGTCTTCAAGCTCTTTCTGATAACTGTCTATCTGCTCCTTATAGAACTCCTTACAGCTTTCATAGGCTTCCTTGGCATCCTCAATGTCAGTACCATCATCAAGACTCTTTTCTACCATCTTCACGGCTTTCTCATGCTTGAATCCTCTGTTCACATAGTCCTGATACATCACCTGCTTACGAAGCTTCTCTCCATCTTCTCCCTCTGCTGTAAGGGTTTCATAGGTGTCTTTCCTATCAAGGAACTGTGCTACATTGAGGGCCTGCTGGTAAACCTGTACTTCTTCTGGAGCTGCACCACCATTCAAGGCTTTCTCTATCCTGCGCTGTCTTTCATCCAAGGCTTTTGATACCTCATCATCAAACATCTGCCTCAGGGTAGCTGCATCTGTTACCTTGCCCAGAGAATCATCGGAAAGGTCAGGGAAAACACCTTCGTCTCTTAATGCCTTGGCAATGGAAGAGAAGAGATTTGTTTGCGGAGTACCAGAGTCATTAGTTGACTCAGGTGTCTCCCCGTTTCCCTTTGTATTCTCCTCACTGCCTACGCTCTCTGATACATTACCCAGTAAATCTGAGAAATCTACCTCAGCAGTTTCTTCTGTCTCATTATTTTCTTCGGGCTGATTTTCATCCTTGCCCTCTAACTCTGCTGTCTCTTCAGCAGGTTCTGCCTGTTCTGAGAAAAGCTTGTCTACTTCCTCTGCTCCAAGCATATTGTCCAATCCAATACCTTCCATATTTTAATCTCCTTAAATATTTTCTTTTGCAAAGATAGGGAACAAGGAAAATTTTCACAAAATGGTAAATTTTTCACTAATAATTAAGGTAGGCTATACTCACGTACTGCCTACCTCTTGTAAACCTAAATCGCGCACATAATTAATCTAAGAAATCGCAAAATTCTAACTAACTACATCATCCTAAGACATCAACCGATATTCTTCTGTTTTGCAATCCTTTCCTGACTCTTTATTTTCTCCCTCTCTAGCTGTAGCTTTTCATGCTCCAGCCTATTCTTATCTTGCTGCTCACGGAGTTTCTGCTGTAATTCTGCCCTGTCTCTTTCTGATAGAGGCTGAACTGGAGTCTCTGTAAATCCAGAGGCTCTTGCAACACTGGAGTCAATATTAGCCTGTGCCTGAATCTGGGCAACAAGGAGTCTGGTATCATTATCCCTCTGGTTCTGCAAATCTCTCTGCTCCATCTCAAGCTGCTTTTGCTGGGCTTCTGCTTCCAGTTGCTGTTGTTGCATCTGTTGCTGCATCTGCTGCATTTGTTCTTGCTGCTCCTGAGCTCTCTTCTCTGCATTCTCCATCATCCTTATCTTCTCTGCCATAGACTCAGTAGAGTACAGCTTCATGAGGGTGGAGAAATTAAACATCTGATTCTGCAGACCTGCCTGAGCCAATGTATCAAGCTTCTGGGATAGCATCTGTGTACTCTGGCTGTTATCCACTACTAATCCATAGTCACACTCTGCATACTCATCACCGTCAATCTCCATAATCTTCTTGGCTCCAGTAGAAGTGATATACTCAAACTTCTTCTTCCTACCTTTCATGGCTATCTTAGAAGTCTCCACAAAGCACTCCAAAGCTCTCTTCTTCAGGTTATCATGCCTTGCAAACACTGCCTCTGTAATATGAGATGACTGAAGGGTAGCTCTTTCTACTCCTCCCACAGTTTCCCTATTGGCAACTTGTCCCAGCCTCTGAGGGGTAATGCCACAAGCCTTACCCATCTGAACATCAAGCCAGTCAAGAAGCTGGATATTGAATTGTATCTCCTGACTTACAGAAGCATCCACTACTCCTGCAGTATTGTTGTTCATGGCTCCATAGAGCTTTCCTGTAGCAGAGCCTTTCCTTCCTTCATTGAAGGAGTTCTTAATGGCAATGTGATTTACCTTGGCAAAGTAAAGCCACTTTTCTACCTTCCAGGAATCAGGTACAGATGCTGTATCAAAGATGGTCAGCTTTCCTAAATTTGATTCCAGGAGTTTGTAGAGCTTGTCAATGGTGGCATCATACATATAGGCATAGGGCTTCAATATATCCACCATTGAAGGACTGTTGTTATTACCTATATTATATATCTGGCCTACAATACCAAAATGGCATCTTGAAGGATTGCTCATGGAATTATACTGGATAGGCCTTGGCCTGATATTAACATAGATTTCATCGCCAATCTTTGTGCCTTCCCAAGCCTCGTTAACCCAGAATATCTCTTCTTCTTCTCCAAGTGCTGAATTGCAGACATAGGTTTCAGGATAGAAGTGGAATTCTTCTTCTCCTGTCTGGAAATCATATTTCTTAACTTTCTTAATCTTCCTTCTTGATTTCCAATATACATTGAGTACCCTCACATTACCTTCACTGTCATAGGGAAGTGCTGAAGAAGTATAGCCGTATTCTCCAAGGATGGCTGAGAAGAAGTGTGGATTATTCACCAGCTCATTACCTACCTCTGGATCCATGTAGGCAAACCTGTCATCCCACATAGATTCATCACTGCTGTCACCACTTGTTCCTGAAGTCAGCTTCTCCAGATAGGCAATATCTTTCTTGGTCAGTACATCATAGTAGGTATCATACACCCATCCAATGCTCTTGAAGTCTTCATAGACTATCATGTCTGCATCTTCAGTTCTGTTAGAATTACCTGACCTGAATATCCTCAGTTTCAAGGGGTCAAGCTTCTCAAGTACAGGCTCTCCTCCAACAATATCTGCCCTATAATGCTCTTCCTTCACAATGAGGGCATCCATGATTCCCTCAGTATCAAAGATATTACGGAAGTCATATTCCCTGTCATAGTGCTTTAGAAGCTCATTAGCCCTTGCTTCCCTCATATCCTGATACTGATACTGGAAGTAGTCATTCTGCTCTCCAAGCCTTCTCTGGAAATCCTCTTCTGAAATAGACTGATTCTCTATCAGTTCCTGCAGACTCTGCAATACAGCTTCCTTCTTCCTGTTCTCTATATCTGTAACTGCATTGGGATTGGTAATAATGATGTGCCAGTCAAATGGCCTGCTGATAGCTTCTCCCTGCAAAAGATTCAGATAAGAGTTGATAGTAGGATAATGCTGAAGCCTGTCTGACACAAAGTTGGCTTTCAGGTTATTGGGATTGAGAACATAGGCAATATCCTCCTTATGCAGCTTCATGTTCACAAGGTCATAGTTAATACGCTTGTGTAATACTGAATTCCTTACAGGAGAGAAATTCAGTATGGAGCCCTTGGCATCTGCAAAGTCCACACACTTCTTTCCCCATTTGAAGCCCTTCTGCTTGAAGGAAAGCTGCTGGCGTGGAAACCCATTAAATAATGCTACACTCATATTGATTCTTGTTTAGTGTGTTGTTGTGGAAACAACTTTAATTTTCAGCAAAAATACTGTTTTGCCTACAGCTTGGCAAAGTGGTAAATAATTTACTATCTCTTTGTCCCAGAATTATTAATCAGCTGAAATCAAATAGAGAGTACTCTTCCTCTTCATTCTCTACATAGTTGTTCTTCCAGTATTCATCATTCAGAACATCATCAGGGTCATCTACCTCCATGTCCCTGTCTTCATATTTTCCTCCCATTAGCCTAAGCTTGTCTTCTCTCAAAAGCATTAACATTCCCAAAGCTGATACTCGGTCAAAGTTCTTAAATGGATTCCATTGTGAGAGTTCCAGAAGCAGGGCTTTGTTCTTGATGAAATCCAGATTGTGCTTGGTAATAACCTTCTCTTCTCCATTCTCCACTATAATCTCAGTCTGTGGAGTCAACAGCCATTTGGCTATCCTGCTTCTGGCAAAGCCATTAATAGATTGTGATGCATTAGTACCTTTGGCTGTATTACCTGATCCACCTGGCTTCATCATCTGCTTATCTACAAGAATCTCCAGAGTATCTGTAAGCAGGTAGGTAGAATTCATGGTAGAGAAATGTCCAAACAATCCTTTTTTGTTATTTTCATAGTTCAACCTTGCATTATAGAACAGGCATAGTCTCCTGCATATCTCAAAGTAATCATCTGCCATAGGTGGTCTTCCTGTATATTCTGCCACTATTCTGTCTGTCATCAAATCCAAGACTATGATAGAACCCAGAGAAACTGTAGTAGATTCATCATTATCATAGGGGTCAGCTCCTGCTATATATCTGTTTTCATACACATTGCCATTAGCATCTTTCTGAGGCATCTCAAATATCTCGATGGCTCCCTGCATATTCTTATTATCTTTGTGGGGAAAGAATCTTATGGGAGCATCGGAGGTGGGAACAAAGGAGACCTTTCCTTCTGCCAATGCCAGTTGTCCAACATAGGTAGAATCATAGAAGTTAGGATTAGAGTTGATTTCCATAATTCTGTTCTCAATGTCTGTCACTGGGAATTGGTTAACTCCTCCCTGAATCATAGCTTCAGAGGGAGTAATTGGCATATTGGATACTATCTTGATGATGGTCTTGGGGTCTGAAGTATTGTACTTTGCCTTCCATCTCTCATTCAGAAGGAACAGCAAACTTCCCACAACATCAGTAACTCCGTCCTTATTATAGAATCCTTTCAGGTTAATATAGGCTGGAGTGAAGAAGGAGAACCAAGGTCTTCCCTGATTTGGCTTATCCCACACATTGGGTATGGCATATACATCATAACCCTTAGGATTATACACCAGCTCCTGAGCTCCATGAAAGTCTGATGCTTCATCACCAGCAGTTCCCACAAGATAGGCTAATCCATATACATACTTACCTTCCTTCATTCCATCACGTACATTATTATATACGTCTATCAACTTGGGGAATGAACCAAACTCTTCAAACAGTATATAACCACGCTTACCACGAATCTTTGCTTCATCATCCTTAGATGAAAGTCCCAATACTATGTTCTGGTCTCCCTTATTGGCTCCAGTAAGCTTGTCTTTATATCCTTGTTGCCAGGTCATCTTATTAGGGGAGTCCACCAGCATTCTTCTGGCAAGGTCAAAGTTTTCTGACATGAAGGATTTTATAGGCACAAACTTAGAGAAAGTACCATCTTTCTCTGCCAAATATTCTCTCAGGTAAGCCGTAAGAATAGTAGTTGTTCTCCTGTGTGCTTCCTTGTTTTCTCCCATAATAAGATTGTGGGCCATAATAGCTGCCAGACAGAAAGATTTACCACTACCACGCTTAGACAATTCCACACAATGGTTACCTCCTTCAAAGTTATTATACAAACCCCCATTTCTGGCTTGGTCTATATAATGGAATCTCCAGTAGGTTGCTTCCCAAACATTAGGGAATCCTTCTGTACGTGAGGCCCTCTTCTTATTGCTGTCTTCATCTGCCTTTGTCACCATCATAGGTACATAGTTCAGGTAGAAGTACATATAGCCTGTGACCCATTCTCCATCTGAAGGTCTTACATAGCCTTCCCAGCATCTCCTGATTTCTTCCCTGAGCCACCTACCATAGGGAGAATTAGGATTCCTGTTTGGCCTTAGGTCTGTATACCTGCCATCCTTCATATACTTCAAGGCTGAAGGCCTGAAATAATCCATGTCTTCCAGTATATGAGGATTGGCTAAATCCACAATAATCCTTCCCTTCTCATCCCTGGGCCTGTCTTTGGCTCTCTCCCTATAAGGGGAAATAAGGTTTTTGACAAAAGGTACTGTCAGCACAATATCCCAAAAGTCCTTCTGTACTTCCTTGGGATATTTGTCCAGCAGTTCTTGTGTGATACCACTCTGGTATTCATTGACCAGTATCTCATGATAGTTCTTCTCTTCCATAGCTTCTCCTGATTTTAAAAATCCCTCCCATCTTCCCAGACAGGAGGGGAACCACTAAAAACTTAACTTAATTTCTACTCTAATGAAAAATATTAACCCTTATACTTAACCTTATGAATAACTAAGAACATTATTAACAGAATAACACCCACTAAAAGTCCATTTACGCCAAAACGGATTTTCTTAAATAATGATATCTCTTTCTCTACAGGATAAGGCACCCTCACTGAGTCCACCTTAATGGAATCTCTGCTGATGATCTTGTCCCTCCATCTATCAATATAAATATATCTTGTCTTGTACATGGTGACTGTGTCACCTCTCTTGATTACATAGATGGAGTCTCTCATGTAGATAGAATCCCTCAGCTCAAAGGAATCAGTCCTATATACATATTCAGTATGATATTCTGGCACTGCCACATACTTGGTCTTACAGGATGTAAGCATTCCTAGTATCATCAATCCCAGCAGGAATATCATCCAAAATTTCTCATTTCTATCCATCTCTATAGGTTTTTATATTCGTTCTTTGCATCAAAACAAGGACAGGCTTTCCTATTGTCAAAGTCATGATGTCCGTAAATCTTAGCATTGGGATAGAGCTTCTTCAGATCCAGCAACAGAGAGAGTAATGAAGCTTTCTGTTTCTCTGTCCTGGTATCCTTTGGCTTTAGTTTGGTATAGGGAACTTTGGGATTACTCTCCAGTCCTCCTATATAACAGATGCCAATAGAATGCTGGTTATGTCCTCCTGCAGCACAGTGTGCCCCAGTAATATCTACATCCCTGCCATTATGGATGCTTCCATCCAGGTAAATCACATAGTGATAACCAATGTCTGACCAGCCTTGCTGCTTATGGTCTCTCCTAATCTGCTCTACAGTATAAGGCCATCCTTCTGGAGTAGCAGAACAGTGAACAATAATCTCATCAATTCTCCTCTTGCTTTTCTTCAACCTGAATGGAAGAAGTAAAGCCAGAGTAGCTGGTCCTACAATACCATCAGCAGCAAGTCCTTTAGACCTCTGGAATTCCCTCACGGCTTCTTCAGTCATAATACCAAAGATGCCGTCTGGAAATTGTTTCAGGGCAATTTGTATCTGCCTAATTACCTCCCCTTTACTGCCTCTCCTATATAATGTCATAGCCTAGTCTATTTTATCCAAGTCTTTCTTTAAGTCACTAAGGTCTGCATCAAAGTGTCTCTCTGTCTTATCAACCAAGACCTTTGCCATCACCTTCCAAAGCCTGTAGCCATTATCTCCAGGCCTCCTGCAAGAGCATTTATTTTCAGCAATGGATAACAGCTGTACTCCACAGATAGAACCTGTAGCAATATAGCTCAGTGGAACATACAAGTCTACAAATACCCATTTCTGGGCTGCAAACATCAGCAGGATAATAATAAAGCTTTCAATCATGGTTGGAATCATCCCCCATGCCTTATAGCTTACATACTTAGCTGGTCTCTTCTTCTTATCTGGATAGCGTTTCTTTACTCGTTTATCTAACTCGTATGCTGTCCAGGAATCATACAAGATAAATGCTATGGCTACCAGTATTAGGGGGAAGGTAGGGTCAAATACCCCTATGAACCACCCAAAGAGGCCTCCCAAAAGACTGATAATCCATTCTGAATACTTCTCCATTCTACTTTTTAATTTTTCTCCTGCAAAAATAAAAAGAAAGAAGGGAGTATGTAAAAGGGTTAATTTTTCGCTAACCCAAAATAAAAAAGGCAAGCCTTTTGGCCTGCCCTTTAGATGTAGAATATGTTGCTAGTTTACAGCAACTTCCTAACTCCAATACCCATAGAGTTCCATCAATAGCTTTTTCAGCATATTTCCCTTAGCTTCTTCCTCTGAGGTCTCTCCATGATTATAGTTCTCTGTCAGGGTGAAGATAGGCTGGATGTAGGATTTACCATTCTCAATTCCTACAATCTGTAGTTCAAGGCATACTTGATGATAAGCCTTGATTGAATAGGGCTGTGTGTCACTGTAATTAGCGATGACTGAAATAGGATTCTCTGGCTGTCTTTCATTATACCAGGATTCAAAACTTTCTTTGATAAGGCTCAAGGTTGTGTTCATACGGCGAAATATAGGTTTAAAATGAATAAGCAAGGGGTCAGGCACTACCCAACCCCTTTGCAAAGATAGTCATTACATGGTACTCCAGCAAACAATTTAAAGATTATTAGGATTATTTCTGTTGGTCTACCCATTCAGCAACTTCATCCAAACCATCTTCAAACATTCCCTTCTCTATGGCTCCAGCAGCTTCTCCAAACTCATTCTCTTCCTTCAATTTCTGCTCTGCTTCCTGAATCATGGAGGCTACTTCTGGAACCATCTTCAAGGTAGTGAGATACTCTTTCAATGTCTTTGTGTCTTCTGGCTCCAAGTCTTTGAGAAGCTTCTGTACCTTTTCTACTCCCTCCATAGCTGCCCTAAGTAGGATGGCTGAAGAAGAGTCAAAGCTTCTATAGAAGATGACAGCTTCTTTAAGAGTGGCATCAAGTTTCCAATCCTCAGGATAGCCTATTCCCTTCTTCACAGCTTCCAGCCTGTTATCATCATCAATGATATATTGGTAGTCAGATCTGGGGTCACAGTAGAAATAAAGGAAGGAAAGCTCCTGAGTAGCCTTGTCCTTGGTCTTGCTTTTATCCCTTGTCCAAAGCTTCTTAAATGGTTTCAGCAGCAGTGCCTCTGGAGCCACCTTCACTTCATATCCTTCATATCTGAATAGCTTCATTACACCTTAATCTTATTATCAGGGAGAATCAGTCCCTGCTTGGGCTTCTTAATACCAATCAGAGTATCGCCCTTATAAGTAACCTCTTCAAAGTCTTCCATGATGTAATGTACATCCCTCTGGTCAATAAGAATGCAGGTAATAGGCTCATCATCCTTATCAATCATTTCTACTTCATGAAGCCTGAGTCCTACAATAGGATTATCTGCCATTGCCTTTACAGAGTTAGGATCTTCCTTAAACACAGCATATTTGTAGAAGTTGATGTTCACCACATCTCCTGGTTTCACAAACTTCACATCATCTCCAACAGCAATTACCTTCTGGTATTGCTTAATGTCACCACGCTGATGGATAAGGACTCCTGACTCATCAAAGTCATCCCAGCCATATAAATCTTTGGTTACTAACACCTGACAGCCAATAGGCTTAATCTTTTTTACTTTTAACATTTTGATAGAATTTTAATTGGTTGTTGTATTTACGGATTTTGTCATAATCAACATAGAGCTTCCCTATATAGGGAATATTGAAATTGGTGGGGATAGACAACTCTTCTTCTACTCCTTCTTTAAGGGGAAGATTAGTAGCTGTATGCTTGATGAAGCTCCAGTAACTATAGTATATCTTCTCCACCAATTCCAGAGGAACACTAAGATTTCTTGCGGTTTGCCTGAGGGCCAAGTTTAACGAATTGCTGTTCATCCTTGAAACTGAAGTTTATCATCAGCCTAGCACCATCCTTGTCAATGCTGGGAATCAGGTTAAGAAATATCTTCTCATTTCTGATAACTCCATTCTTCCTGAACTTACTCAAGATGACATTCAGATATTTGGGCTTGATACCACACTGCTTGCAGATAGTCCTCCTGACCTCATTAGAAAGAAGGATATTATCCACGATATCCAAGTCCTTAACCTTCTTATTAATCTTATAACGCTCTTGAAGATAGGCAGCAAGAACCTCCATCTCCTTCTTAGTAAGGTCATGAATAGGCTTCAGGAAAGCCACCCACACCTTGAAGAAGTCACCTTCTGGAGACATTCTCAGCTTAGGATTGGGCTTAATCTGGATGTAGTTGGTTACTTTCTCCATAGCCTGATTCCTTAGTTCTGGGTTTCCTCAGTAGCTTTATTTGCCTCTTCCTCAGCCTTGTCATATTCCTCAAGGGCTTTTCTGACAAGCTTCTCTACCCTTTCAGTACAGCACTCTACAAAGTCATTGCTGAAATACTCTCCCTTGCCAATAATATCCAGAAGTAGACCAAGGTCATTGAATTCTGAAATTACCTTCTGGGCATTCTGCAATTTGGCATAGAGCTGCTTGCACTGCATATTAAGCTCATTGGCAACACTTTCAAGCTGCTCATAGGTAAGCTTCTCATTTTTCTTTGTAGACTTGCTGTCCACTTTCTTGTTTTTCTCTTCCATAATTTTACTTATTTGATTTATGATTTAACACCAGTAGGGCCACTTAAGTTCTCTCTTGACTATAAAGTCATGCCCATATTTTTTCTTATACATCTCTTTCCATTCTTCAATACTCGCAGTACCAATATCTGTAGTACCACATTCTCCGCAGTAATCCTGATTCTTTACACAGGGCATCTGCCTGATATTTAAGGACAGACACCTTTTGCAATAGTATACAGGCTCATCATCGTAAGAGCTATCACTGTTCATTTAGTATCCTGATTGTAGGTAAGACATTGTTGACTTTACAAAGTTAGGAAACAGGTCATGATTACTAAAATTATATCCTCAAATAATGATTTCATTAACAAAACTTTTGAACACTTTCTGCATTTTGCCCCATTTTTTCTTAAAATTCCTAAAATTCAAAATCATCCTAAGGGAAATTCACTATCTTTGCAACATAGAGGGTACCCCCAAAATAGAACCCAATCAAATGTTAAAATCATACATTTTGGCCCTATTTTGTCCCCCAAAAAGAATTCAAAACCCATAACAGATTAACATCCAGTCACTTAAAAAATTTCTGAATATTATGTACGCAAAAATTCAAGAAACAGCATCCTGGTTAAGACAAAGGATGACAACAAGCCCAAAGGTACTAAAAACCAAGAAGTTAAACCAAACAGGATTAAATTTCAATAATGTAGTGATAATTTACTTTTTGTCCCCCAGGGCCAAAAATGAGTACTTTTTGTCCCTCGTTTGTCCCCCATTTGGCCCTCGTTATTATGCATGAAAAAGGAGAAAGGGATTGATAAATCTCCTGTTAAATTGCGAGCTAAGAAAATTGCAGGTGGGAATAGAAGTCTCTATCTTGACATCTATAATAATGGTAAGAGGAAAAAAGAATACCTGAAGCTTTACCTCATGCCAGAAAAATCAGAAGAAGCCAGAAAGAAGAATAGCCAAGTCTTAGAGCTGGCAGAGACCATTAGGGCAGAAAGAATTCTCAACCTGCAATCAAATAAGAGCCTTTTCTTTTCATCAGGAAATAAAGAGGCTCAGATATCCTTTGCTGATTATATGGCTCAAGAGATTGAGAGAATGAAGAAACTGAGAACCAAGAATTACTACCGAAAATACAAATGTGTGGAGACTTGGGTAAGGAAATATGATTCTCGCACAGCTTTGGAGGAGGTAAATAAAAAATGGGTGCAGGGATTTGTCCACTTCCTTTCAATAACTCCAGGGAAATATGGAAGAAAGCTCAATCAGAACACTATCTACGTGTACCTTATTTATATAGCTAACATTCTGAATAATGCTGTCAGGGAAGGAATAATACAATCTAACCCCACTAAAAGCCTCTCAATATCTGACAGGCCTAAGAAATACGATACAAGCAGAGCTTATCTTACAGAAGAAGAAATCAAGAAGCTTAGGGAAGTTCCTTCTCCTGCTAAATACAATGATATTAGGAATGCTTTTCTCTTTGCCTGCTATTGCGGACTTAGATACTCAGATTTGCAGCAACTTAAATGGAAGAATATTAAGAAGACAGCAGATGGGACTACTATAGATATGAAGCTTCAAAAAACACAAACTCTCCTTTACCTTCCCCTGAATAAAACAGCTTTGCAGTTACTACCTGAAAGACAAAAAGATAATGACCTGGTATTTACCCTTCCTAAAAGTATGGTAACCACAGAAGCCTATATTAAAGTCTGGAGTGAGTTTGCTCAGATAGACAAGCATATTACCTTCCATTCAAGCAGGCATACCTTTGCTGTGAATATTCTGGCTAAGGGTGGAGACATCTATACCCTGAGTAAACTACTTGGGCATAAGAAAGTCTCTACCACACAGATTTATGCAGAGGTTCTTGGAGAGTCTAAGAAGAGGACTATAGAATTATTGGATGATTAAATCTCCAATAACCCTCCAAGTCCATGCTTCCACTTTTTGGCATTCAAAGCAAAGATTGCCATTTTCTTTTGGGCAGGAGTTCCATGTTCCTTAAACCAAGTAGCAGAGTGGCCTGTCCTCTTTTTCAGAGCAGTGAACTTTCCCCTATTTTCTGGTTTAATATGAATCTTGCCACCATTAGCATAGCCATTACCAATAGGGAACTGATATTCTGAAAGATTATTCTGAATGCTAGTATCCTCTATCATTCTATTAAAGGCTGCTGCAGATTCCATAGCCCTCCTTGCATTTTCCCTTCTTGTATAAGGATGTACAGAAGAAGGAACATAGTTATTTGCAACAGCAGTGCTTACTGCAGGAGCTGTAATCTCAGGCAAAGAAGTATTTATAACTACAGGTGCTGGAGCTGGAGTAGGCTCAGGAATACTTTGATTAGCAAGGTCTGACAAGAACCACTCTTGCTCTCTCAGTCTCCTCTTCATCAAGCCTTCTTTAAATTTGGGGTCCTTACTAGTAGCATCCATTTGTCTGGCAGCTTCCCTGAAATTACTGTCAGCCAAAGCTTTGAATAGCTTGGGAGAATTAGTTGGAGTAAAGTCATAGTTATACTTGTAAGAGAGTAAAGCCTTCTGAGAACTATCTGGAAGGGCTTCCCAATTAGGAATAGTCTTCTCAGCCCACCTTCTTCTATTGGCTACCTCTTCAGCTACAGCCATTCTATTATCCTCAGCAGACCACTTATTTCCCCGTTTTCTATAGAGGTCATGCCATTTCTTAGAAGTAAGTCCAGAGCCCAAAGTCATCTTTCCATCTCCAATATCTTCAGGCTTTTTGTTGAATCCTTCTTCCCTGATAATCCAGTCTACCAAGTCAGCATCATTGGTATTTCCTCCTTCAGCAAAAATGTTATACTCTCTCCTCATGGTATCTAAATCTGAGATACCTTTATCTAAAAAGAGCTTCATTACATTTGCCCTATCCTTCATTGAAAGTTTACTCCAATAACTCATAGTCAGATATTTTTTGCAAAGATAAATAAAATACCTGATACTTAATTTCAAAGTTAGTATCTTTTTAACATCTCCATCAAAGAGGCAGCTATGGAGAGGGATAAATTAGATGCAGAGGAATTGCTTGAACACTCTCCACATTCTCATTACCAGATAACCTATGGTATAGGCAGGTGGCTCTCCCCTATCTTCAATCATATAAGTATTAAGCATAGCTTGCTTAACGTGTTCTGCCTCATGGATAATAGAGTTAATATAGTCTTCTGCTGATAAGTGCTTTTTGAGAGCAACAACACTTGTATGTCTGGCTCCATTACTACAAGTTACTGCTTTTGCATTCTCCCTCTTAAGCTCCCAGAATATCTCCTTGATATCATCTTTGGGAAAGCCAATGTTTCTTAATTCCTTATACAGAGGCCTGAGAAAGCCACAGTCCACATCATAGTAAACTATGACTTTCCAGTACTCCTCCACATTAAATGCCTGTCTTACCATATTACAGGGAAATCTTAAATCATATCTTCCCATTCAATGGGGTTATCCATGAACATACAATCTGCATAAAACCTATTAAAGACAAATCCTTGACAGGCATCTGGGTCATCAAGCAGGTCTTTGATATACTTGGCAAGGTGCTCTTCATCAGGAACACTCTTGCCTAGGAAATCATTGGCACACATATTGGCAACATAGACAGCATCATACATCCTGTTGTTCTCAATCTCTATATCATAAGAGGCAAGCATTTCATCCACCTGCTCTTTAGTATATGGCTTAAGACGCTCTTTCTTACCGTCCTTCTCTGTGTACATCCTGCTTACTGCTTCCATGCACAGCTTCTTATTGAAGTGGCAACCATATTGATTCAGGTATCTGTCCATTCCTTCTGGAATCTCATCATACCCACCACTAAATTTCAAGTACATAGTTATAAGGTTTTAAATAGATGGGGTGGTTACTATCCACCCCACCTTAATTAATTACATACCACCTCTGCGATAGCCATACCTGCCTTCAGCACGCATGTCTTCCTCATCATAGTGTCTACGGTAATTGCCACCACGGAAATCCACATCTTCCTCAAGGCAGTCTTTCAGCATATCCTCAAGCTCTTCTGTAAACTTCCTCATTCTTTTAACCTTCTTGAGCAGGTCTCCATGTTCCTCGCTGCTCCTAAATTTAATCACCATCATAGTTTTACTTTGTTTTATTAGTGCTTTGTCCTTTAAGCAGGGACAGTGCTTCTGCAAGCTGTTCCTGAAGAGTTCCAACTTGTTGTCTTAGTTCCTTGACTTCATTTGAGTTTGAAGCCCCAGGCATCATATCAGATAAAACATCCTTGTACTGAGGTATCCACTTCTTATGCTTCTCTATGATTTCCTCATTAGTAGCTTCTTCACTGGCTTTCAAGAGAGACTTCACATAGTTGTACAATGACTCCTTGTTATCAGCAAGAATGAAAGAATCTTCACCAAAGTCTGCAATAAAGTCATTGCTGTGTACTCCCTTGAATTCTTTCTGCTCACCATTGATGTTGGCTACAATGTCAATATTGACTCCAGGGAATTGACCAAAGGCATTGGGATACTGATTATTGATTGATGGGGTCACTCTCTCTATGGAGCCTGTGAACCACTTCATCTGGTTTCTTCTGTCTATACCATGCAGAATACTGCCCCTACTTAAATTTGAAAACATTGTTGTTACTTTTAATGATTATACTTACACTGAACCTATTAACTGCAGAGTGTCTGCCCACCTGTCAAAGTAGACAAGGTATATTCCAGTACCAGGAAGATCTGCAACTGTTACATTAGCACCACCAGCAACAGTGACATTGCTTGTTATGCCTGCCATTGAAAGCTGTATAGGCAAAGTGGTGGTGGTTCCTTCAGGAATAGTCTCAGACAGATAGACCAAGATTAAACCCCTAAAAGGTCTGCGGTCAAAGTCTGGAGCAAACTTGAAGGTAACAGCAGTATCAGATACTACTACACTCTGGCTTTTGATAGTAGGAATACCATTGATATTCACATACTGATATGGAAATCTAGCCATAGTTCAAAACCTTTTAATTATCCCCAATAGCTCTGTCCACCAAATCCATAGCCCCAAGGATTGAACCCTGTAGCATAAGGAGTATTATTCACAGCTGTGAGATTAGGGTAAACCACAGGTACAGTGTTAGGAGACTTGGCAGAGAGAATGTTAATCTTCTCATTCAGTGAATTGAAGGCAGCAGTAAATGCCTCAGTCTGCTTGTCATTAGAAATCTGTCCCCTAAGCTGAGTGATGATATCACCCTGAGTATCAATCTTATTCTGCAGCTCTCTTTCCTTTAAAGCACAGAAATTGTCATTCATGGCAATAGTCTGAGCATTGATAGCATTCAGGATACTGTTAGCATTCCTGTCTGCCTGAGTAGCCAGAGTGTTAGTCTGCTGGCATACAGCAAGCTGGTCAGCACTCTCAATTTGGGCCATCTGAAGCTGTGTAGCAGCCTGATTCTGAGCAGCCTGCAACTGTGAAGCAGCAAAGTTATTAGCTGCCTGAGCCTGTAAAGCATTGGTCTGCTGAGAAAGGTCATACCTCATATTGCAGCAGCACTCACACAGTTGTCTTCCAAGGGCAGCATCACCAGCCTGGATAGCATTGATAGTCTGCATTCCAGAGAGACCTACCTGATTACCTACCTGGTTGATAGAATTCTGAAGAGAGAAGATTCCATTCTTTACAGTCTCTACAGATGTGTTAGTAATACTTGCCAACTGAGCAGCAGCATCAGCCCTGCCATTAATAGCCTGCAGCAGTAAATCACGACCTTCTGAGTTAGAAATCTGATTAGCAAGATAACCAGTGCCGTTGTTGCTACCAAAACCATTATTTCCCCAACCATTGTTACCATAAAGGAACCAGAGGAAGAGAATCCAAATCCAGTTGCCATTACCGCCAAAGCCACCACCATTTTGCAGAGCAAGAAGAAGATTGGGGTCAATGCCTGAAGCTTTTGCCATAGCATCTGGGAAAACATAAACACCTTCATTTTGTGCCATAATTCTTAAATTTAATTTGTTAAACATCTATTATCTATGTCCTTGCAAGAACAGCACAAAGGTATGAAGATATAGGGGGGAGATGAAACAATGCCAGTATACCTTAGAAGTGACTAAGAACCAACTACTTGCAAAATCAAAATATTGCCAGGTATTAAAATAGTCAAATTCTGGCTGGGTATTAGGAATTTATTAACCTATTTCACTTGAGCTCTTCTTATTTGTATTTTTGCAGAAAATAGTAAGGCTATGAAACCAACCTTAACTAACATAGTGGCAAAGCTTCTGAGGAGAGTAGCAGATGACTTAGATTCTGGAAACAGTAAGATATCTGATTCTGAAGCTGCAGACATAATGGAAACAGTATGTCATAGGGAGATGTCAAAGGCTCAAGCCTGTAACTATCTCAATACTGGAAGGAGCAATTTTGACAATCTTATTAGGGAAGGTAAGATGCCTAAAGGTAAGAAAGTAGTAGGCTTTAAAGAACTCAGATGGTATAAAGATGAGGTTGATGCCTGCCTTAAAGAACTAAAAAGTAAAAACAAAAATAGACTATTATGATAGTATTTGACCAATTAAGGATTTCTGACGATGGCAAGAAGATGTTCATTGATATACATGTAAATAAGGCAGACTATTTTGATAATGTCTTTCTTAAGAGCATCACCATTGCCACTGCAGACAAAGTACCAGAATCAATGTCCCTGTCTTCCTTGACAGAGTCTGATTACATCTATAAGAAGACTTTTGAAGGAGATTTGAAAGAAGCATCATTGATGCTCTTTGCTAGTGATTTCAATGAAAACTATGGTGGATCAGACATGGGAAATAACTTGTTCTTTGTCTGGGTAGAATGTAAAGGAAGCTATTCTGAGTGTACTCCCTGCTTTGCTGATGAACCTACTCTTGGAGTTACATTTGATGGAAAACTTCTCTATCAGCAGGCTATGGGATACACCAAGGAACTTGCAGATGACTGTACTATTTCAGATGGATTCATTGATTTCATCTTGAACTACAGTGCTTTTAAGTCCGCAGTAGAGACTGACCACTTCTGTGATGCCAAGACATTCTATAACCAGATGTTCAATCTTAAGAACAATCCAAAGAGAGTAGCAGGAAGGGGGTGTGGATGTCATGGGTGAAGTAGTATATAATGCACTTTGCCAGTACTTCGGAGTACTACACAAAACAGGTTACTACAAGTATGCAGATGTTAAGAAGCTACTTGTCCTGATATTCTACTGGAACCTTGTGTATCATGATTACAGAGGTTTACTTTCAAAGGCAGACTATAGCCTGATTGAGCAGGCTTTGAATTGCTTATATGGTTCAACTTGTTTAATACCTTATCCAGATTATTTAAAGATGGGAAAATTACATTTAGGTGAAATGACAGAAATGGCTCAGCGTATTAAGAGAGCCGAAGATACTGAAGTTGTCAAAGTAAGGGCAATAGAGGATGGTGATGAGGATGAAGTAGCAACACCAATCAATGATGTTCCTTCTTCTTTTTTCAATGAGTAATTAACAACAAATATATAATACTATGGGCTATATTAAGAAATTAAAGAACAATGAGCTTGTAGGAGGAACTGATAAGATTACTATCTATCCAGTTACTTCTACTGAAGCAGTATTTGAAGAAATTACTAATGGTAATGAGAGTAGTTTCAAAAGCCAGAAGACTATTAATAAAGAGCAGCAGGATACTCTTGATGCACACAATGGTAGGGTAACATATCTTGAAAACTATGCTGTCAAGAGTGTTACTATTAATGGTGGCACTAAAACATACACAGTAGATAATGCTGGCAATGTAAACCTTGATGTCTATACTACTGAGAGTGCCGAAGGACAAGCAACCTTAGCTGAAGAGGTAGGAGATATCCGCAGTATAGTAGGTACTAAAGACTCTCCTGCAAGTGATACTCTTGTAAATAGAGTTGGAGAACTTGAGACTCTTGTTGGAGGAAGTGGACAAGGTTCTGTAAACACAAGAATTGCAAATACAAAAGCAGAAATTCTGGGAGATGCTGCCGAAGATTATAATACCTTAGGAAAAGTTGAGGATAAAATCCAGGAAGAAGTAGCAAGGGCTACTGCAGAAGAAACAGAATTAAGCATATATGTTCATGCCATTGAAGGAGGTAATATCAGAGTAAAAACATCTACTCCAACTAATCCAGACACAGGTGCTCCTGCTAATACTGTATATAGAGTGGCGGGAACAACTACTTATTCTGACTATATGTGGAATGGCACCACAATGGTTAAGATGGCTGAGTACAATGTAGACACCTTAGAATCCCAATTTGGGTATTATAAATGGGAAACAGCAAGCAATACCATTGCCATTACTACAAGGAACCAAGCTGCAGGTTCTCCCATAGGTTCCTACACACTGATGTCTGGAGGCAGCTTTAAAATTAAAATGACTAACAAGGCTACAGGTGCTTGTACATTAAATATGAATGGTACTGGAGTCAAAACATTACTTTATAATGGAGACCCCGTAGCTTCTAATAACACTTGGGAAAATGATGAAGTAATATCAGTATATTATGATGGAACTAATTATCAGGCAAGCAACTCTCAAGGAGGTTCTAATAGGAAGATTGATGCCTATCTCTATGGAGACTTGAAAACTCTTGTTGTAGGTCAGACTTACAGTATGAACGAATCTGTTAAAACTACGGACAAGCAGCTTCTCAAAATGTCAAAAGAGGTGGAAAGTATGAATCTAACTGACGAGGTACTTATTAATGACTTAAAGACGTATGGCACAGGTGCCAATGCTTCTACATATAAAGCATTGAAATCTGTTGTAGCATATAATGGTACTGAGACAGAAGGATTATATGCAATAGGTAAGCCATCTGTAGTTACAATTACCATAGATGCTTCAGGTCTTGATATAGAGGAAGATACTGATATAACAGTCACTATAGGCAGTGTAACTAAAACTATTACAGTACCTTCTGCTGCTTCTGAAACAAAAGCTGCTGATATTGCAGCTCTTATTGCCGCAGCTTTTACAAGTATTGATGGATGGGTTCTTACTGACAATGATGATGGAACTCTAACTTTAAAATGTAACACTGGTGGTAATAACACTATCTCTGTATCTTCTAATACAGGAGAGACTGGATTATCAATTACATCTAGTGCTGTAAATGGAAATTCTACTCTGAACCAATATAATAATGGTTCTTGGGTAACTGTAAATCTTCCTGCTTGGAGTGCTGATACTGAAATGTGGGATAGTCTTACTGAAAACGAACTTAGGGCTTACGCAAGACAAGACACCCTGTCAAATACACTCAACTATGATAATGTTAAAGACAACAAAATAGAATATTATACTTTAGCAGATGTATCTTGGACTACAGGTAAAAACATTAACGCCAATTCATCAAGTGCAAGTTTTGGTAATCTCGGTAGTGTAAGTTGGGAAAGGGCTTCTGGTAAAATAAATTGTATAAATGCTACTATTATAGAAGTAAGAATTTTTACGGACAACCAAAGTTCAAGGGGACTTGTCTTTTACGATGTAAATGACACTCCTCTTGTCGGACATGTTTTTAAAACTCAGGGTTCAGTTGTGTATTCAAATGCCATTTATGAAGTTCCTAATAATGCAGCTTATTTTAGAACTACATTTACAAATGACAATAATACATTTTTTGCAAGAGTAACAAGAAATAATCCTCTTGGAATATATTCCGAGAAAAGTGCTAATTCAGATGCTGCAATATCAGATGCTGATGGGAATCAAGTAGTAAAATTTGTTGGAGGTCATGTGATTACCAAAAATTTCAACTCTATTAATATTAATGATTCCATTGGTTTTTTGAATGATAGATGCGGTAAGAATATATATAAAAGGAATCAACTATATGCTCTTGATTTTTCTGATATTTCTCCAATAATATTAGGAACATGGAATGTCAGTAATGACGGTTATATTTCTAACGGAAGCACTTTTGGAAGCAACAATATACTAACTATTAATAAATTTTTTGCAATGACAGGAAATTACATGATTTGTGATTTCACTATTGCAGAGGGTGGTAAAGCATATATAGGATGTGGTAATACTTTATGCAGCGTTGACTTCCCAAATTCACTATTTTCGGTATATACAGAAAACAGTTCTTCTACTGTAAGTGCCAGCGAGAACGTCACATTAGATGGATATTCAAATATTAAACTGAGAGTTATTTTAAAGTGTCATGTTAATTGGAAAGTAGAGGCTCAACTTGTAAACTTGAAATCAGGTGAGACTATAGCCGTGATAAATAGTGGTACTGGAAGAGGAAGATTAAAAGGGAATCCTAAATTTTACTCTACTTCAGCAGAAATGCATATATATGATATTAGAGTTGCAACAAATCTTGGTGAAAACAATAATTGTTGGCTATATGCTACTGGAGATTCTATTACGGAAGGATATAGGATGACAGAATCAGACAATTATGTTCATAGATATGCTGCCCTATTTGCAGAAGGGCTTGTAAAATGCAGTGGAAATAGTGGATGCAAAATAGACAATGTTATTGCAAGGTTAAAAACAGAAGCATCTATTATAAAACCTGTTTATACTATGGTTATGATAGGAACCAATGGAGGTAATACCGATGTAAATCTTACTGAGCTTATAAACATTATATTATCTTACGGTTCAATTCCTATTATAAATCATATTCCAGCTAATAGTAATGGAACAGTACCAACTGCTGCCAACAATACTATTGATGCAGTTGTGGAAAAGTTTAGAGTGGCAGGGGTTCATATTCTTTCTTGTAAAATGCGCATGGCTGTAGCTACAGATAATGATGAAAGTAAAGGTGAGGCTTCTGCACTTACCATTGATGGAGTTCATCTAAATGCACAAGGTCATTTGGCTATGTTTAATAGGATGAAAGTAGATGCTCCAGAATTGTTTAACTTTTAAAATTTAAGTATTATGAATATAGTATTAAAAAATGCCAATTTCAAAGATACTGCTGTCGAGCAAAAAACTTCTATACCATTATTGGATAGAAACCTTTCAGCTATGGGTAATAGCGTATGGGCTAATAATAATAGTAATTATATAACTATAAAAGAAGATGATAATTTAGCTTGTGTTGGACATATAATAACTGGATTTAGACTAAAAATTGTAAATAGCGGATACAACGTTACTGCCGTTTTACTTCAATATGATGAAACAAAAGGCAGTGGTAAAACTACCGTTAAAGTGAAAACTCTCGAAGTCTTTACCCCTAAAGCAACTGGAGTTCAAGAGTTTACTTTTAAAAAACCTATATTCATAGATGATGTTCACACTAAAATAGGTTTTGCACAAACGGCGGGGCTTGCATATGATGATGCTCATCCGTATGGAATGATAATTGTAACCCCTTCAACTAACACTTGGGATTCATGGTATAATGTTGGATATCCTTGCATGGAATTTCTTGGATACAAGTTATAACAACATATTATGGCAACGTATAGGAATAAGAATGATGAGGAAACCATTTACATGCCAGCTGAATTTAAGCTGAATGTAAGTATGGAACCTATTGACGGATACCACATGGGAGATGTAGATTTTATCTGCATCTTCCATACTGGTAGTAGAAAGGTGACTCTTACTAAGAGCCAGATGATTGCTATAGATGGCAATAACTATGTAGCATGTCTGAAAAGCAAGGATCTTGGAAGAGGCACTCTGACTGTAACATACCAAGCATCAATTCCCGATAATGACTTTGATGATAATTATAGGGATGAAGTGGTTGTAGTAAAAACCCAACTTAGAATTAAGTAAGCTATGGGATGTATTAATGCAAAGGTATCCAGAATATTTGAGGCTTGTAGTGCATCTATAAGACCTATCATAGCAGTATTTGCTGTTACTGTTACCTTTGTATCTTCGATGGTAGTAAAGGTTACCCACCATGATACCAACATGAAGGTAACTATTACTTCCGAAGAGAAGCCTGTAGTAAATGTTGGACTTGTATGCACAGTGTCTGTATCTGAAGATATAGAAATGTGGTGGTGTGATGGATGGAGAATCCTTTGGAACAATAGACTAAACATGATATGGCAAGAGGCATAACTATAGGAGAAGTTACTAATATCCTTGATAGTGATGATATTGTAGGTAATGAAAAACTGCCAGTGTCTTCTGGAGAAACAGAACCTCAAGTAGTAACTACTGGAGAATTGAGGGAATATATCCAAGAAGGACTTCCAAAATATGCCCTTACAAATATTGAAATTGAAAATTTATTAAACAGAAATAACGTATGAGCAAGTATTTAGATGAGAATGGCCTACTCTATCTATGGGGAAAGATAAAGGCTTGGGTGACTAATCAAGGTTACATCACTTCAGGAGATATTCCTGAAGGTGCTGCTGCATCTGGTGTTACCCCTATCATGGATGGCACAGCAAGCAAGGGTACTGATAATGGGTTTGCAAGGGGAGACCATGTGCATCCTACAGACACATCAAGACAGGCTGCAATTACTTCTTCAAGTAAGCTGAGTGCAGACTTAATTTCAGATGGTACCACTAATAAGGCATATACAGCAACAGAGAAGACAAAATTGTCTAATATTGCTTCTGGTGCAGAAGTGAATGTGGTGAAAAGTGTAAATACTACTGCTGGAACATCTGGTGTAAATTTGTCTCTATCAAGTGCGGGAGCCTTAGATGTGACTATTTCAAGTGGTTCTATTGCAAGTGGTAATTCTAATTTTGTAACAGGTGGTACAGTTTATTCAACTACTTCAGTACTTGCACCAAAGGAATCTCCTACATTTACAGGTACTCCAGCTGCTCCAACAGCAAGTGCTGGTACTAATACCACTCAGATTGCAACTACAGCCTTTGTGACTACTGCTGTAGCTAATGGAATTGCTGGTATTCAGGGGATTTCCTATTCAGTGGTGACTTCTTTGCCTGCAAGTGGTCAGGCAGGTGTAATTTATCTTGTTGCTAATTCTGGAAGTGGTACTAATAGCTATGATGAGTATATCTGGCTGGGAAGCAGCTTTGAGAAGATTGGCACTACTGATGTTGACCTCTCTGGATATCTTCAGATTAGTGCTGCTATGAGCAATTCAGACATGGATACTGCAACAAATAACTGGGCATGAGTAAATATATAGATGAGTCAGGACTTGGCTATTTGTGGGGGAAGATTAAAAGCCTGTTGGCTGGAGGTACTTCACAGAAGGCACAGAGTATTCCATTCGGAGAGGTGGACAGCACTTCTACTGCTACTGCTTTCACGGCTACTGTAGAAGGTATCACAGCCTTAGAGGATGGGGTATGCTGCTATCTGAAGAATACTGTGATTACAAGTGCTGCTGCAACAGCAGCTCCTAAATGTTGGACATTGGACATTAATAATCTTGGAGCAAAGCCTGTATATGTAACTACAGCAGCAGCTACTTTCTCTACTTCCCAGTTTACCCTGAACTATAAGTTCCTGTTTACCTATGATTCATCTCTTGATGATGGTGATGGAGGATGGTATATAGGGTTGTTGTACAATACCAATACTACCTACAGTACAATCACTCAGGCAGAGATTGATGCAGGTACTGGAACAAAAGCAAGGAATATCACTCCAAAACTGTTGAGGAATAACTTCTACACAGAAGATGAAGTAGATGGATTAATCCCCACTGTGCCTACAAAAGTATCAGACCTTACTAATGATGCGGGGTATATTACAGGTTATACTGAGACAGACCCTACAGTGCCTTCATGGGCAAAGGCTGCAAGCAAACCATCTTATACTGCATCAGAGGTTGGTGCATTACCTGATACAACTTCTATTCCTACTGAATCAACAGTTAGTGGATGGGGTTTCACTAAGAATGCGGGAACAATCACAGGCATCACTATGAATGGTGCTTCTAAGGGTACTTCTGGAGTAGTAGACTTGGGGACTGTGATAACTTCTCATCAGGATATTAGTGGAAAGGAAGATTCCTCTAACAAAGTAACAAGCCTTTCTGCTTCCTCTACTGACACACAGTATCCTTCTGCAAAGGCAGTGTATGATTTGGTTGGTGATATTGAAACAATCTTAGCTTCTATCTGACATGAGTATCGCAAATGAATTGAGCAGATTGTTGCAAGCCAAGAGTGACTTGGCTACGAGCATAGCAAATAAAGGTGTGACAGTTCCTTCTTCTGCCACCTTGGATGATTATCCTGCCTTGGTGGACAGTATTCAGCAAGGAGGTACTCCTGTGCTTCCTTATGATGCTGAAGTGGAGTGGATTGGTGTCAGGCAAGGGGCTTGGACTGAGCCTAGTGATTATATTCCTACTGGAAATGGTATCAGTATTGAAATGGTTGCCAGATTTATAAGGTATACTTCAACTTCTAATTATCCCTCATGGTTTGCTGCAAGAACAGGTGCTTCTTATCTTTCTTATAGATTTATAAAAGATAATTCTAATACTAAGTTTATAGCAAATTGTGCTAATACAGATTCTTATGGAAAGGGTCTTACATTCAACATTTCAGCAAATAATCTTGTTCATATTCATCTAGACAATGTTTATTGTACTTTTTCTTGGGTGAATAGTGTAGTAGTTGGTGGGGCACTTAATACGAATCATACAGGAACAGCTAATACAAATGGATTTATAATAGGAGATAATGTATCAACAAGAGGTGTTGAACTTAATGTTTATTCTTTTACGGTAAGGAACTATGGCACTGTTATGCTTGATTATGTTCCCGTGAGAGTTGGACAAGTTGGATATTTCTATGATAGGATAGGAAAGAAACTGTATGGCAAGAATGCTAAAGCTACTGCGGACTTGGTGGTGGGTAATGATAAAGCATGATAATTATTTAAGAAAATGGAATATATAAGATTGGAACATACGGGATTTTTGTTTCCATAAGTTAGTAAATAGATGTTTGTTCAGTTAGGAGGTGTTGTGAAGACACCTCCTTTCTTTTTAAGCAATGAATTATTCTTATAATATACTGATTCTCAAATACTTCTATATTATACTGGCAATGTTTCACCTTCTTGTAGAATATTCATATCTTTGTACAGTTAAATTATTAAAGCCATGACTAATATAGAAGAATTAAAAAAGAAGCAGCCTGAATACAAGGAGAGTCTTCAGGAAGTGATTGAGTTTATCAACAGCAAGGAATACTTTGACCTTCCCCAGAGGGAAAAGAATCTGGTAAGTCAGTATAGGATGGGACTTGAGATGTCCATTAATGCATTGAGTAACCTTACCTATGGAGATATGTTTACCTTTGATGCAGGAACTAACATGATACTACCTTTCCTGCTAAGTGGTATGACAAGTGGTTTTGGTCCATCTTCAGGAGCAGAATACCTTAAGAAAGAATTAGAGGAAGATGATACTCATCAGGAACTTACTGACCACGCAGTATGAATCAGGATCAGGTAATCAACAGACTGGCACAGATAAGCGGAAAGTCAAGAAAAGAAGTGATAGAAGCTATAAGAAAGATAAGTGCCTTACCCGAAGTCCAGAAGGAACTGAGGAAAAGTAGGAAATAATAAAAGCGGCCTATCTATTGATGGGCTGCTTTATTTTTCTTTCCTTCTTTTTGATGAAAGTATAAAATCAGGTATAAGAATACTCCAGTAATACTCAAGTAAAGCAAGAACAAATTCTTATCAGATACAGGTATTCCCCAATAATAATCTACAATATTCAATAACCAGTTGATAGACACATAATGCAGGAATAATCTATGGTAAGTACAGAACTTAAACACATAGCTAGAGAGGTAGAGAAAAAGAAGAGGTAGGATTGATACTCCACCAATGTAAGATAGGATAGGAGCATCAATATCAAAATAAGATAAAACAGTGTTCAACAAGGATGTCAATGCCAACAGCATAGGTATTACCTTAATTACCCATACTTCCACTCTATAAAGTCTCCTTCTGTCTAAATTCTCTTCCATATACCTTATTATATATAATAAAGGCAGACTGTTAATCTGCCCCTATTTAGTTTTTCTTTTTCTTAATCTTACCACCTTCATCATATCTCCTCTTGCCATTCTTTGTAACTCCTGACTTTGGAGTCAAGGGCTTAGACCTTTGTGTTCTTGTACTTGGCATTCTTATAGATTTTAGAGTCAATATAATTCTTCAATCCATGAAGAGTAAGATCTGATGGAGTATCACTTTCCTTACCAATAAGATTGTCCTTGATTTCCTTGGCATAGGCCTTTGCTCCATTAATAGTATTTGCAGATTTAGAATCCTTCACACTTCCTACCAAATCAACTACTTCATCATCCTTGATATCCTCAGTATTCTTGTCATCTACAACCTTCAAAGGTTTCACAGTACCTGCATTGATGATATAGGCTGCAAAGCCATCCTCTACAGGTTTAAGCCACAATCCAAATAAGACCTGAGGCTTTGTTGTTGAAATAAAAGTTTTAACGCTAGTCATAGTCTTGTATTTAAAAATGAAACTTTCTCACTCTCTCACAGCTTTAGAGGGGAATGAAAAGAGCTTATTACTCTAATCTCTACTGGATTCGGCTTTCTTTCATCACTCCTCTGTAGCTGCCTCCATGTTTAAATCCCAGGATTTCTGTTCTTGTACAGATACAATTCACCCTCCCTGGGCCTGGTTTTCTCCAGCTATTTAAGAAAAGAATTTCAGAGACGCGGTTACTTTAATTTGCCCGAAACCCTGCTTTACCTCTACCTTTATTTCAGCCAGTCTTGGTGCAGGAATCTCCTTATATCTATTCCTATTTTTGTCCTATCGGCGATACCTCAGCTCTATTTAAGCCTACAAGCCAACTTCTAACCCCTACTCTACTACTCCCTCAGGGTGGATCTGAGTAACTGACATACCCAGGGACTTTGCAAATATACATAATAATGTAATATCTTCAAATAGATTATGTGTTAAAAATGAACTCTTTAACAAAACTTTTGATAGAATTCGTATTTATTTTGGAAAATCCCAGCCTGCACATTTAGAAAATAGCCAGAACATAAGCACATTAAAACCTATAATAATAGCAAATATCAGAAGTGAGTATAACCCACATCCAGTCTCTTTAACAGTATTATTCTTCTCTTCCATAATAGTTAAATTTAATAGATACTGCAAAGATAGTGATTCTCCAGAAATATACTAAAGCATTTGGGATGAAAATAAAAATTTTAAAATTTTTTTGGTTTTAAAATTCTGTTATAGTTGTACAAGGGGAGAATAGGACACCCATACCCCTACCTGTCTTCGGAGAAGGGGGTTAATCCCCCCGACTCTAAGAGAAGGTGTTCCACGTTGGAACTTTGATGTAACTTCTCTTGTGTCTCTAAAATACATACAACTATGACACGCGAAAATCTTAGCAACTATCAGGGTGTAAACAACGTGACTAAAATCACAAGTGACAATGGCTCAGTCTCCTATCTGACTGCCTCTACTGCATTTGCAGATGAGAAGAACAGATTAGGTGCTACCAAGCTCAACACTGTTGAGAATGAGAAGAAGCATGTGCTCTTCCTCTTCAACAGTGAAGATGCAGAAGTTGGCCGCTATTACCTTGGCAAGAAGCTGCAGGGCAAGAGTCCTGCTGAGCTTGCAGAGATGAAACATATGCTCTGCTTCTTCAAGTCCTACAATCCCAACACCAATGAGTGGGTTCCTTGTGTAGGTCTTGGCAATGGTGACAGCCTTGCTACTAAGGCAGTGAGCATCTAAGAGACTGCAATCCTCCCAGAACTATCTGGGGGGATTACTTCCAAAGATTTATGGATTTAATATGGTGTAAATAGGATTTGTATTTTATACAAATTATGGTGTAACTGCTTGATTATTAAGTAGTTATGTTGGGATTTAGAAACCACTCCATAAAATACTCCTTCATCATCATCTTAATTACCTACCTCTCATAAATAATTATTATAGCACTTTTTGCCTTTAGGTACATTATAGATATAGTGCTAATATATCCCACAACAGTACTTGAGATAGTATCAAATAAAGTACACTTCATAGTGATATGATGTGAAATTGGATTCATTGTGGGAACTAATACTAATAATACAACTATTATGGATAAGGAATTCAAAAAACAATTTGACAAAAATGCTGATTCAATTATGGCAAAAAGATTGGCATATAAATTAGGCTATGATGAAGCCTATTGTGATGGTGCAACCATCACTTCCCCAACATATAGAGAAGAGATGACAAAGAAAATTGCCTCTCTTTGTGGTGGAGAATGGACAGAGGGAGCCAAGATTGCTTATCAATCTGGTTGCCATGATGGCTATATGGAGACTTAAACTGAATAAAGTTAAAGGAACTGACTCAGTTTTCCTATCACACTAAGTTAATGTTGACAAGGTGTTATCAATAGGTTTTAGTCAGTCAAATTAGAATACAACAACAAATAAAATACCTT